GCGCACATATTTTTTGTTTTACAAAAAGTTTTGTATCTGCAAAAGTCATGCGTCAAAAACTTGAACAGATTGCAGGAGAGTTAGGTTATGCAGGTTGTGAAATATTTCCAAAGCAAGAACGAATTGAAAAAGAACGTGGTGATGTTGGTAACTTTCTTAACCTTCCTTATTTTGGTGGCACTGACAACAATAGGTATGCTTTTCTGGATGATGGTTCTGCAGCTACTCTCGAAGAGTTTTATAATCTTGTTGAGAGCTTTAGAATATCTGAAGAAGATTTTTTAAAAATAAAATTAAAGAAGAAAAAGAATTTTAAAGAAATGTCAGATGGTCCTCCATGTTTAGAAACTTTTATGTCTACTAAAATTCAAGAGGGCGGTAGAGATGTAATACTTTTTCATTATGGTGTTTACGCAAAAAAGAAATGGCCAAAGGAATGGCAAGATAAAATTTCAGAGTTTAATCAACAGTACATGGTAAAACCATTATCCATGAATGAAGTTATTAAAACAATTAAACAGCATGAAGATAAAGATTATAATTACACCTGTAAGATTGAACCAATGTGTTCGCATTGTAATAGCACTGTGTGTCAATCAAGAAAGTTTGGTATTGGTGATGACTTTGAAAGCAAGTTTGACGATCTAACAAAATATCAATCAGATGAATCACAATGGTTTATCACTGTTGATGGTAAACGTTTAAGTTTATCTAATAATGAATTGTATGATCAAAATCTTTTTCGTAAAGCATGCATGGGTAGAATAAATATTTTACCAAATGCTTTGAATCCAAGAGATTGGACAGCAAGATTACAGGCATTATTGGCTAATGTAAAAATAATACAAATGCCAATTGAAGTAACCGCGGCAGGTAGATTTGCTGAGTTACTTGAAGAATTTATCACGGACCAAGGTGATGCTCAAGATTGGGAAGGTTTACGATTAGGACAAGCTCTTCACAAGAATGACAAAATTTATTTTCGTCTTGAAGCGCTTGTTGAATTTTTAACAAAGAAACAATTTAAAGCATTTAACCAAACACAGATTCATTCTAGTATACGAGGACTTGATGGTGACAGTGAAACTACAAGAATAAGTGGAAAGGTTCGTCGAGTATGGTATGTACCTAAATCGTTTGCTCTTAAAGATAAAGAGCAACATCAACATGAAACACCAGATATGGTAGAGGAGGCTCCTTTCTAATGTCAGTTAATTTAATTTATGGTCCTCCTGGTACAGGTAAAACAACTTATCTCATTGAGCAAGTGGTGGCAAAAGAATTACCGCACACTTCTCCTGATCGCATAGGGTATCTTGCCTTTACACAAAAAGCCGCAAAAGAAGCATTGAATAGAGCTCTCGCTTTCTTTCCTGATCAAAATGAAAATGCATTTAAATATTTTAGAACGTTGCACAGTTTAGCTTTTATGGCGTTAGGTTTAGCAGAGTCAGATGTCATGAATGATGAAGACTATCGATACTTGTCACAGCAATTGCAAGTCAAGTTATCTAATCCTAACTCTGAGGTTCTTGGATCGTATGGTGTTTCCTCACCCAATGATATTTTTATGCGTGTCATTGATATGGCAAAAATAAATGGTAACACATTATACGCACAGTTTCAGCACAGTGGACACATGCAAGGTGGGTGGCCTAAATTAAAATTAATCGCTAATACTTTACACGACTACAAGTTTGGTCGTGGCGGTAAATATAAATATGATTTTACGGACATGATTGTTGAATTTTTAAAAGAGGATATTGCACCACGGCTCGATGTTCTTATCATCGATGAAGCTCAAGACCTTTCTTACATTCAATGGCAAATGGTAGACAAGCTCGCTGAAAAAGCCAAAAGAGTTTACATTGCAGGGGATGATGATCAAGCAATTTTTCATTGGGCAGGCGCTCGTAGTGAGTATTTATTAAACAGAGAAGGTCATCGAATTATATTAGATAAGTCATATAGACTACCCATAAAAATACAGGAACGTGCGGTTAATTTAATCAATCGTGTCAAAAATAGGGTACAAAAAATATGGAGTCCAAAGGATGAAGAAGGCACCATTGTGCACTTACCAAGGCGAAATTATGATCATTTAAAAACAGGAAACTGGTTAGTTCTTGGCAGGACAAATTATTTTCTTGATCAGGTGGAAGATGATTTACGCGTGCTTGGTTATTATTATCACCGCGCTGATAAAAGTTCTATTGGTAAACGATTAATGAATGCCATTACTGCATGGCGTGAGCTACAGCAAGGTGGCTTCATTGATTACGAACAATTAAAAGATTTGTATTATTATATGAATAGTAATGTTGGCGTAGAACGTGGCTATAAAAATTTAACAGGGGTTGATCCTGAATCTACTTTTATCTACGATCAACTAAAAGAACATAATGGATTACAAGTGCCAAAAGATTACTCGTGGCATGAAGCGTTAGACAAGGTTCCTGAATATAAAAAAGCGTATGTCTCTACTGTTATTCGTAATGAAGGTAGCTTTAATCCTGAACCACGGATCACGCTCTCCACCGTACACGGTAGTAAAGGAGGCGAAGCAGATAACGTAATGGTATTATCCGATTTATCACGTAAAGCTGATGAGTCGTATTGGCGACAAAAAGATGATGAGAGAAGAGTTTTTTATGTTGCATTAACCAGAGCAAAACAAAATTTATATTTGGTTCGCTCGCGTAGTAATAGAGAATTTAGAGAGGTGTTCGCATGAAAAAATCATCAGACTATATTAAAAAAGCAATTGAATTAGTTGAAGGTCAACGTGCTATTGATTATGGCGATAAAACATTAAATCATCAAAACATTGCAAGATTATGGACAGCGTTTCTTGATGTAGATATATCGCCTCATGA